TCGGTGCTCTTGATCCTAGTTTGGGCAAGAAAAGTAGATTCGGTGACTACTCTTGTATAACAACCATTGCAAGAGATCCCAAAACAGGATACATGTATGTCGTCAACATAGACATGAAAAGACGGAGTGTTGATGAGCAGATTGAAGCTGTTCTTACTGCCCATGAGAAATATAACTACCACCAATTTGCTGTTGAAACGAATGCATTCCAACTAGTTGTTGCTGATAATTTACGAAAACTTTCCAGGGAGAGTGGACTCTACGTTCCTGTATTAGAGATAAATAACTACTCAGATAAAAAGATGAGAATTGAAGGAATTATACCCTTTATACTAGATGGGACAATAGTTTTTTGGAAAGAAAAATATGATACTGTAAGAATGTACAATCAAGGTGTAGATCAACTCCTGACATTCACAGGTGATGGTGATAGACATGATGATTTTCCAGATTCACTAGAAATGGCTATCAGAATAGCAAAGAAACCTAGATTTAGGTTAATAACAAAGCAGACAGGATAAAATAATGGCTCTAGTTGATAGACGGCATCCCCTCTATGATGATAACTTATCCCTTTGGGAACTATACTACGATAGTGCAAAAGGTGGGGAAAACTTTATTAATAATACAAATCTATTCTCTCATAGACTGGAAGATGCTGATGACTTTGATGAAAGATTGGAGAGAGCATACTTTCTTAACTTCTGCGATACTATTCCTAATATATATAATTCATACATCTTTAAAGAGAATATTGAAAGACCCCCAGATGCGAATCTAATACAATTCAGAAAAAATATAAATGGTCGTGGAATGACCATCATAGACTTTATAAAGAGAGCTGGATATTTTGCCTCTGTCTATGGTGTTATACATGCATTGGTGGGTACACCACAACTAGCGGGGTACAAACCTGCAACTAAGGCTGCTATAAAAGATCAGAATATATATCCACAGTGTAGTATTGTATTTCCTACACAACTTGTAGATTGGTCGATAGATTCGCAAGGAGAATGGAGATGGGTAGTAATAGAAAGTATATACTATAGAGATGCAGATCCTAATGCAGATAGGGTGGAAGAGACACACTATAAACTTATTACCAGAGAAGAGTGGAAAATAGAAGATCAAGATGGTAATGCAGTAAGTTTAGATGATGAATCTGAAAGTAGTGGTAAGAATACACTTGGTATAGTTCCAATTATTACCATGTATCATAAAGATATAGATGGTAATAAAACAGGTGAGTCCATGCTGAAGGATATTGTATACATAAATCGTGCAATATTGAATTGGTGTTCTTGTATAGATGAGCAGATAGAAAGACAAACTTTCTCACAATTGGTAGTACCTGATGATGGTACACTTGGAAATGCAGATGAAGCTGGAGAAGATCCACTTCATGCCATAGGAACATCCAGTATTTGGACATTTCCGGGAGATGCAAATCACCCCCCTGCATTTATATCTCCCAATGTAGAAAATATACAGACTATTTGGAGACTTGCTATAGATCATATAAAGGAAATTTATAGATTAGCAAGACTGATAGGATCTTCAGAAGATATGTATGCCTCCAGATCTGGTAGAGCTGCACAAATGGGATTTATGAGTGTTAACTCCGCACTTGCAGATAAGGCGGGTAGTTATCAACAATTTGAAAATGATGTAAGCAAATTAGCATACCTTCTTCTTGGTAAAAATCCAGAAGAGTTTGAAGATGTTAGGTATCCAAGTACGTTTGATGTGGCTAGTCTTGGAGAAGAGTTGGATGCACAAATTAAGATTATGGAAAAGAATTTCTCTCCTACACTTAATAAGACTATACAGAAGAATATAGCAAGACGTGCTACTCCACTTGCATCTCAAACCATAAAGGGGGAGATCGAAGCTGAAATTGATTCCGGAGACGGGATAGTAGAACCCAGTAATCCGTTACAACAGAAATCAATGGAAGATGGTAATCCAAATTTACAGAATCTTTCGCAAACATTCAAGACTAAAGGACAGCAAGTACAGGAAGATACAAGTAAAAGGAAAGAGGAGTAAGCAGAAGCTATAAATGGTGATTCTGCTAGAAAAAGGCCGCAATTGCTAAAGGACAGAGGAAGCAAAGCAGAGAAGAAATAAAAAGTAACGGATGTTACTAAACAATTAATGGAGATTAATTATGGAAAAATTGAAGGAACGGGCGAAAGAGCTTGGAATCACTTTTGATGATGAAATTACAGAAGAGGATTTACAAAAGCTTATTTCTGAGAAGGAAGCAGAATTAGACGAAGATAAGGATAAAGATTTTTGGAAGACTGAGGCACAAAAAGCCTTTGATGCTAGAGATACTGCGAAGAAGGAAAGAAAGGCACTACAGCAAAAAGTAAAAGATCTTGAAGACAAGTTAGGTAGTACACCTAGTGCTAATGAGATTGAAGAATTACGTAAGGCTGTAAAGGAACTTAATGACTATAAGGCAGAAGTAGAGGCACTGAAAGAGGAAGAGGACCTAAAAAATAAAAGTGATTTGGAGAAGCAAGAAATTTCTTTTAGAAAAGAGATGGAAAAACTTACCAGGGATATGGAAGGTAAGTTTAATAAAACACAGAAAGATATAGAAGAAAAAGAAAAACTAATCTCTAATCAAACACGTCAAATAGATCAACTTAGAAGAGCTACACTTAGAGGTGAGATTATAGAAGCGGCTACCAGGCATAGTGCATATAATCCAAGTCAGATAGTTACTCTTCTTAGTGATAGATTTACGTATGATGCAGATTTGGATAAATTTGCTTGGAGTGTTACAGATAGTAAAGGAAAATTGGTAGATGAGAAGACTGTCAATGAGACAGTTGAAGAATTTTTGAAAGATCCTGTTAACGATAATCTAGTGAAAGCTAGTGTTAACACTGATGGACTTCATACAAAAGAAACAATAAAAACAACTAATACTAAGTCTAAAAAGACAAATAGTAAATATGATCCTGACGATGAAGACCTAAAAATTGAAGCTGAAGAAGCACATATGGAAGTATCTGACTGGATTGCAGTTAAAGAAATTAAAGATGCTAAACTAGCTAAAATTAGAGGTAAAGGTCAGGAACTTTAATAAGAAGGTGAAATATACATGGCTGAAATAAGATATGGACATGTTGAAGGTCCAGGTAAAGGCCGTGAGTATAAGGTTACAAAAGACTGCTATATAGCCCGAAGGGGGGGTAAATTTGTCAGATTAGCTAGGGGTGTTGCTACACTCTGTGCTACTGGTAATGCCCTCGTTTTCGGTTGGGCAGAAACACCTAAAGATGCTGATGGAAAGGTAGCTTGGAAGAGTTCGTCAACTTGGAGAAAGGATAGCGTTTTCGTTATCTACGGGTTGGATGATGTATACGAACTCCCATGTGATGAGAAGAATGCATCACTGAAGAGTTTGAATGCTACTTGGTTGGGTCTTGGAGCAGGTCTGGTTATTACCGGAGCTACATACAATACTGTCCAGAAAGCGAAAATAGGTGGATCTATTACTGCTTCACCAGTCACAATCGTAGATTACGATTTGACTAACCACACTGTGCGTGTGAAAATTAAACCTAGCAAAAAGCAAGGTAATTAAATAGGAGGCTGATATAAATGTCTGGTGTACATCGCTCTCAGTTTACTGAGACTTTAAAAAAAGATATGTATAATTATTTCTGGGACAATTATCCTGAAGCTCCTATAATCTACGAACAGATTTTTGACGTGGTTAAATCTGATGCTGCATATGAACAATTCACATCAGCAATTGGATTAGGTGAGCTTTTGGAAAAACCTGAAGGTGAAGACTTTCAGGCTGATGCCCCAATGGAAAGTTATACAATAGTTTGTTTGAATCATTCTTACGGTCGTCTTGTGAGATTTTCTTATGAGACGGTAAAGGATGCCAAGAAAGTTAGTAATATATTGGCAGAAACAGTTGGTACTTGGGGTAGGATGGTTCCTATCACCAAAGAGAAGTATTATGCTAAGTTTTTCAATAATGGTGCTTTGACCGCTGGAAATGCAGTGTTCAATAACACGAAGACTGGTATCGTGACAGATGCATCGGGGGACTTTATCTATGATAATGATCCTTGGTTCTCTACAACGCATACAAGTAAGGCAGGTACTAATTATTCCAACTATACTGCTACTAATCCCATTACAGTAGCAAATGTTAAGACTGTGTTTAATACGTACACAAGTACGAACAATAGAGATGAAAGGAATGAGATTATAAGTCTTACCCCCAATGTTCTATTGCATCCACCCGGAATTAGATTTACTGTCCGGGAAATTTTGCAAACGGCAGCTATACCTCATAGCATGGATAATACGGTAAATGTTCTTCAGAACATTGTGAGTCCGCTTGAGTGGAGTTATCTGACTGATGCAGATGGATGGTTCTTGGGACAACTTAAAATGGGTCTTATGGCTACAGACCGAGAAGATGTTAGTTTGGACTTTTGGCAAGACGAGACTAGTCTTGATTACTTTGCCAGGTGCTTTACTAGATTCGGTGGTGTGATAACGAATTGGCGTTTTTGGTATGCTAATAATATATAATACATTAGTGACCTAATGGTCATTGGTAATTCAGGTAGGGAAGTACATGCTTCCCTACCTAATACTTGACATTCTAAATGTAATGATTATAATATTATTATGATAATAAAAGCATATAAGAATG